CGCTGCCCACCACGACCTCGTTCTGGGCCGTGACCTGTATGCCAGTCACAACGGCATCGTCGGTGCCTACGGTGAGCGACTTGTAGCTGTACACGATGGCGAGGTTCTGGTTGCTGTCGAACGTCCCTCCGTCCGCAGTAGCGCCATCGGAGTACGGCGTCGTGGTGGTGTCGAACGTGCCTCCGTCCGCCGCGTCACCGTCAGAGTACGGGGTGGACGAGGTGAGCATCGAGCCACCGTTGAGCCACGTCTCGGTCTCGAACGCCTTTTGGTCGTACCGTCCCGCGACTATCTGCCCGCTCGCGTTGTCGCACCGCAGAAAGCACCCAGCCGCCTGCGCCGCGTATGCCGCTACCTGCAACGCAGACAGGTTGTCAACGTTGGATGGCCTTGTCTCGACCTCATATTCTGCCAGGGCTTCGGACACCGACGTATCCATGACCTTGAACGTCACGCCGATGCGCTCGCAGCACTCGTTGATTATCTCGCCAAGCCCAGCTGGATACACCGAGCCTACTTCGGAATAGCCCATCCTTGAGAGGAGCGTGAGGAGGTCGTAGCACGTGAGCTGTATCTCGTCACCGTATGCGTCCGGCTGGTCAACCACGTAGGCGCCCTTGCGCAGCCACTCCGTCGTGCCGTCAGAAAGCTCGGCACCAACGTATGGGACCACCCTCGCGTCCGTGAAGTCGATGCTATCGAACCTGTGGTTGAAGTTCTCGAGGGTGAGCGTGAGCTTGCCGACGATGGCGCCGCCGATGTCGAACGACGAGTCGGAGCTTGTGGCCTGCTCGTATGCCATCGCCTTTAGGTCGGAGCCTGAGAGGTAGATCACGCTGCCGTTCGAGAGCGTCATGGTCGCCTTGACGAGAAGCGACGAGTTGGTGCGCACCTTCTCCGACATCCCAGCGCTTATCGCCTGCATGTCACACCTCTATCACGTCGAACGAGAGCTCGTCGTACCTCGTGCCGGTGAACGTCTTGAACCACTTGAGCGGGGCGGAGCGGTCGCCCACGTAGAAGAGCCGCACCTCCCACTGCCCGTCCATGGCGTCCCAGTACTCGATGTAGACGTACTCGGGGTTGAACATGGTGAGGATCTTCGAGGTGTCCTCCTCGTTGAGCATGTGCCACGCGAGCGCTATCTTGCGCTTCTGCGTGATGCGCTCCTTGTGCATCGTGCAGTTCGCGTCGAGCGTGCGCCCTGCCGTGCCGGTCGACACGTCCTGCAGCCCCCACTCCATCTTGTACGGGTCGTGGGGGATGGGCACCAGCGCGTCCGCGTTGGTGCCCACCTTGAGCATTGCCATTGTCTCCTCCTACGAGAACTCGATGGAGAGCGGGTTGCGCTGGTCGAGCCTGTCCCTGCCGCGTGCGACGGCACGTGCCAGGTCCTCGGAGTCGACGCGCAGGACGATGGTCGTCTGCCTGTCGGACTGGTTCGAGGACTGCCCCATGACCACGGACACCATGCCGCGCTCCACTGCGGACGAGATCACGTCGTCAGCGCTCGGCACGTCTCCCATGTCGAGCGACGCGCCGACCGAAAGGCTCATGCCCCTCGTGAGGTTCTGCACGGAGTCTGTGACCAGGTAGGAGTTCTTGTCTATGCCCTCGGCCATCGCCCGCATCATGTCCGGCATGTACGTGTGGAAGTCAGCGAGCGGGCCGATGTCAGGCTCGGAGAAGTGCAGGAAGTTGCGAATCGTCTGCGCCACGTCACCAGCAGCTTGAGCCACCGTTCTGACGCCGTTCCACAGGCCGTTTGCGACGCTCGTCGCAACGTCGCTGCCCCAGTACACAGCCGACCTCCACATGCTTCCGATTATGTCGGTCATGGAGTTTGTGACTCCCCATGCCGCATCGGAGACCCTTCCTGCCATCCCGCTCACGCCGTTAGCCACATAGCTAGAGACGCTTCCGCCCCAAGACCATGCGTTGTTCACAGCACCGCTCACACCGTTCTGGATTCTCGACGCGACGCCGCCCGCAGCGTTCGACACCCACCCGGCCATGCCGGAGATGCCGTTGGAGAGGGATTGCGACACGTCGCCGCCCCACGTGGACGCCTGCGACGTGGCGCCGTCGATTCCCTGCCGGATGAGGTCGGCAAGGCTGGTCGCGGAGTCGCTCACGTCCTGCTGCTTGCCGTCCATGCCGTCGGACAGCCCGTTGCCGGTGTCGCTGCCAAGCTCCTCCGCCTCAGCCGGCACAGGGGAGAACGTGTCCGTGAAGAAGTCCACGATTCCGGAGAACACGTCCTTTATGGGCTGCGGGATGTGCTCCTCGACCCAGCTCACCGCGTCGGATAGCGCCTGCCCTATGGCACCGAACGCGTCCTGGAAGCCGGGGACGATCGTGTTCATGATGAAGTCGGAGATGCTGCCCCAGTTGGCCACGATGGTCTCGACGCCACCGACGATGGCGCCGATTCCGGCGCCGATTCCGGCGCCCACCGGGCCACCGAACGCGGCGCCGATTGCCGCGCCCGTCGCAGCCGCGCTCCCGATCGTGCCGAGGAAGTTTCCGACGTTGAAGCCGTTCTGCACCTGGTCCTGGACGCTTGAGATGTTCGCGGCCATGCCGATTCCGCCGACGAGGCCGAGCCCGATTGCGGAGCCAGCCGCCCCAGCCGCCGTCACCGTGCCACCGGCACCCAGGTGCTCGGCTATCCACGTGCTGAGCTTCGTTGCGAGTGGCAGGCTCGTGAATCCCTGCAGCATGCCCTGCCCGAGGCCGGCGCCACCGTTCATGCCGGTGAGCAGCGCCTGCCCCCTGAGGTTCCACTTTAGGATCTCGGCGACGATCTTGAGGCCGACCGCCGCCATCTTGAGCGTGATGAACCCGAGGACGAGCGGCCACACGTTCGTGTTGAAGAGGTTCTGGAACACGGTCCACGCGCCGCTGGCGATGTCGCCAATCGCGCGGCTGAGCAGCTGCGGGATGTTGAGGTTCGTGATGAACGTGTCAACGTCGTCCCAGTTGATGCTGGCGAACGCCTGCTCGATTACATCGAGGAGCTTGTTGGCGAGCGCGTTCGCGTCCATGCCCGCCTGCGCCCAGTCGATGTTGTTGAACGCCCCTGTGATTGCCTCCTCGATGCCGTTGCCCAGCGCCGTCCAGTCGAACACCTGCAGCGCCCCGTGCAGCCCCTCGAAGGCCATCTTGAGACCATCGGTTAGGAACTGCCCCACGGCGGTCCAGTCAATCGTCTGCACCGCGCTGTCGAGGAACGCGCCGACCTCCGCGCCCCATGCCACCCAGTCGTAGTTCTGGACAACCGAGTCGATGTTGGAGATGACCCCGTTCATCCCGCTCACGAACGTGAACGCGACCTGGGCGAGACCGGTCGTCACGTCGGTAATCGCCGTGTTCCAGTCGATGTTCGAGAATGCGGAGTCTATCGCGAGGTTCAGCTTCTCGCGCAGCTTCCCGAAGTCGATTCCCTCGTATGCCGAGTCGCCGTAGAGGAACCCGTGCAGGGTCTCAAGCGACACCTTGAGCTTGTCGGTCATCACGTGGCCGAGCGCCACCCAGTCGATGGTCTCGACGGCCCTGTTGAGCGCCCCTGCGAGACCGGCGCCGAACGCCGTGAAGTCCGCGTTCTGCGCTATGTCGTCGACGAAGTGCAGGCCCACGTTCAGCCCGCGCGCGACCGTGTAGCCGAAGAGCGACCAGTCACGCGCGTGCACGAACCCGTTGAACGCCGTCCAGATACGCTTCGACCACTTGGCGGCAGTCTTGTCGATGGAGTCCCAGTCTATCTGGCGCTCCCACGAGTTCAGGCCGGACGCGATCTTCTTGCCTAGCGCGGTCCAGTCGTCCGTGTTCGCGAGCTGCTTGTAGAAGTCGTCGATGGGGGCTTCCTCGAACATCGAGCCGTAGTCTGGGACGCTGGCACCGCCACCTCCGCCTCCGCCACCACCGGAGGAGCCGGACTTGTCCGGCTTGTTCATCTTGTTGAGCTCGTCAAAGCCCAGGACCGTTGCCTCGTACTCCTTCTCGGCGGCGGTCGCCTTCTTGGTGGACCCTGCGGCGCCGTTCGTCGCCGCCGCGAAGCTCTTCTGCGAGCGCACGGCCTTGCGCCACACGCCGTGGCCGGTGAGGGCGGCGAGGAGCTGGTTGAGCGCGTTGAGCGCGGTCACGACCCAGTTGACCACCGTCTCAAGCGCGGGGGCCAGGGCGTCAAGCAGCTCGGAGGCCGCTCCGCCCACACTGTTCTGGAAGTACTGCATGGACGTTGCCATGGAGTCCATGGTGTTGGCGAACGTGTTGCCGGTGAGGAGCGCCCACTGGTAGAGGTTCTGCAGCCCGGTGTTGAAGCCGTCGACGAACTGCGACAGGACCGCTCTCAGGGCGCGGTACATGACGATCCTGCCGATTACCCCGGCAAGGCCGTCCATCGAGCCCTTTATCGAGTCGAGCTTCCCCTTGATGGAGTCGAGCGGGAACCGCACGACCTGGCCCATGAGCGAGATGTACTTCTTCGCGCCGTTGGCGAGCGCACCCCAGCCCTTGGCTGCGGCACGCTGCATGAGGTTCGCGAGCTTGCCCATTCCGTTCGCCACGGTCTCAAGCACCTGGCCGCCGAACTGGTCCCAGAAGTCGGTAGGGGTCTTCTGCTTCCGCTTGCTCTCAGACCCTGCGGCCTTCTCTGCGGCGCCGAGGTGGCGGTATGCCTCTGTCACCCTGTCAAGCGCGTTGGCAAGCCGCTCGAACTTGTTGAGCTGCTTGTCGGTCAGGTTGCCCTGCGCCACCTTGGCGAAGTTCGCAAGGTCCCTTGCGACCCCGTTCAGCTTGTCTCCGCTGCCGTCGAGCTTGTTCACCGCGCCAGCGAAGCTGTTGAGCCCGCGCCCTATCGCCTGGATGCTCTTGGTGGTCGACTCCCCGCCGCCCTTCGCGAATCCCTCCATAGCGGTGTTTAGCCTGCCGAGCACGCCCTCAAGGTTCTCGATGTTCGAGCTGTAGTCGTCGTTCGAGAACAGCCTGAGGCCGTTGTGAATCTCGCGGAGCCCCTTGCCGAGCGCGAGCACGGACTCCCCGCCACCAGTGATGTTATCGAGCCCTTCGAGGGCACCGTTGAGCACGCCCACCGTCGTCTTGAAGTTCTCGGCCTGCACAGACGTGGTTCCGTCCTCGAACCCGGCGAGCGCATTCCTTATCCCGCGAACGCCGCTGGCGAGGTTCGAGACGCTGGTGGCGACGCTTCCGAGGTTCTCAAGTCCGGAGAGCGCGTTCACGATGCCGCTCACCGCGTTCCCGAGCTGCGCGACCGACCCGGACGGTATCCCGGTCGAGAACTCGTCCATGCCCTTCTTGATGGCACGGATCCCGCGACCGAGGTTGCCTATCCCGGTGCCGTTCTGCGCGGCGCGGGCGGTCGCCGTCGCGATGCCGTCGAGGGTGTTCTTCAGGTCAGCGATGTTGCCATCGCCGATGCCGCCGAAGTCCGACACCGCCTTCGGGAGCTTGGAGAGCGCGGTCGCGGTCTTAGTGAGCTTGTCCGCGTCGACGTCGGCGAAGGAATCGAGCGACGCGCCGATGGCCCCGATGCTCTCCCCAAGGCCGCTCGCCTGCTCTGGGTCGATGCCCTGGATGCTCTCCATGCTCTTGGCGATGCCGGATATGGCCTCGCCGACGCCCCTGATGGACTCGGCAGAGGTCGAGAGCTTGCCTGCCGACTCGGCGATTGACTCGAAGCTCGCGGCTGCGCCCTGCGAGAAGCCGTCAAGCCCCTCGAACGGGTTGTTCTTGTCGACGAACTCCTTGAGCCTGTTGACCGAGCCAATGGCGCTGTTAACGCCCTCGTCTACCCCGGTGGCGTCGGCGGTTATCTTGATCGTGATCTCGTCTACCTGCGTGGTGCCGTCAGCCATCCGCCTCGCCACCCTCCCTCTGCACGTGCTCCTGCATGCGTCGCATGCGCTCCGCTATCGCGCTCGCCGCGATGCGCCCGTTCTCAAGCCGTGAGCCCAGCTCGCGCTCGCGCCTCCTGCGCTCCTCGCGCTCCGTGTACGGCTCCTTCGGGTAGTCCTTGGCCCTCGTCGCCTTGGAGAACGCCCTGAGCACCGGCGCGTTGTCCCCTATCGCCTCGTAGACGTACCTTCCGTTGAGCCACGCGAGCCAGTCGGAGCGTCGCGCGGCCTTCTCGTCGGCGAGCCTGTAGGCGACCACGAGCTGCGGGTCACCGTGCCAGAACTCGTCTGCGGTCATCCCTATGGACAGGTAGTAGGGAAGCGACTTCCAGAACGCGTCCTTGTAGGACGTGAAAGCTACTCGGTCGCCTCCCACGTGACGTTTCCCTTGTCGCCGTCCTTTGGCTCCTCCACGAGAGCGTTGTAGGGAACCATGAACATGTCCATGAGCAGACCGAACAGGCCCTGCTTGTCCTTCACGCGGTCCCAGATGCCGTAGACGACCTCCTTGGACACGAACGGGTGGTTCTTGTGGAACCCGGCACGGAACAGCGTCACCATGTCGGTCGCGTATGCCGTGGCCGCCTTGGTCACGTCAAAGCCGATTGACTCGGCGTATACCACTGAGTCGCGGTCGAACTCGATGATGTAGTCCTGCTTGGTGGTGGGGTCGGTTACGGTGACCTTCTTTGCCATTCGTCTGTCTCCGTTCATGTGAGAAGCGCCCCCGACGCGTGATGCGTCAGGGGCGCGATGCGAGAGGGATGCCTGTTGGTTGCGCTAGGCGGCGCTTACGGCCTCGGTGGTGCCGAACACGTCAAGCTCGACCGGACGCACGTCGCCGACCGAGCCTCCGGTGATGCGGAGCTTGACACGTGCGTTGGTGGACATCATCTGCTTGGCGCCGGTCGGGTCGATGGACGTGCCGTCTGCGGACGTGGTGCCGCCGAACCAGACGGCCACCTTGAGGACCTTGCCCTCAAGCTTCTTGATGCGCTCGTAGTCGGCGTCGTTGTAGAAGCCGGGGAACGCGAGGGAGCCGCCGTCGTCGGGGAGGCCCGGCTCGTAGGTGTGGTGTGCGCAGGAGAGCGTGGTGTTATCCTCGGCCTTCGCCTCCGCGTCGAGGTCGGGGTACTCGGTGATGTCCATGAGGATGCTCCACTTGGTGGTGGAGTCGCTGGAGCCCTCCGGGGTGTACTTGCCGGAGGCGTCCTGGTACATGAGGAACGTGCCTGCTGTGAGCATGTGATTCATTCCCTTCTACGGTGTGTGGAATGCGCCGTCCGGGCCGACTGCGGCCTCGAACCGGCAGAAGTAGCGGGCGATGGCCCGCTTGCTGTCGTCCGTGAGGTCGATGGGCTGTCCGCCCGCCGTCTCCACGAACCCCAGCGTCTTGAAAGCCTGGGCGAACGCCCTCGACACCGCCTTGGCCTCGGACTTGCGCCCGGAGGTAGCGGCGCTGTACGCGTTCACCTCGAACGTGACGTGCCTGTACTCGTTCTCGTGCGTGGACGTGAGCGTGCGGCGCACGTCGTACTCGTCGGTCATGACCACCAGCGCGTACGGGAAGCTGCTTGGCGCGTTCTCCGGCAGTGACGAGCACGCGAGCTTGGGGAACGCCTTCTTGGCCTGCGCGGTCACGAACGTGTACACGCGGGCCTCGGGGTCGGAGATCACCTTGCGTCACCCCAAATCCTCGTCACGGCGTCCGCAAGCGCGTCGCGCATCTTCTTGGATGCCTCGTACATGGCGTTCGCTGACGCGTTGCCCTGGGTCCACCACCTGCCATCGCGGACCTTGGTCACGTTCCCATACCTGTCACGGTCGACGACCGGCGAGATGTTCCCGTCATTGGCGCTTCCGCGCTCGCCCCTGTAGAGCCACCAGCCGGAGGGGCGTATCTTGCCCGACGAGAACCCACCTGGGTAGATGCCGAGGGAGGATGCCCACGGGTTCGTGTCCGGGAGGTTCACGCCGCTGCCGAACTCTATGAACAGGACGCGCGTCCCGGACGCCACGAGGTAAGTGGCGCCGTCCCCACCGGTGACGATGGACACGCGCACGTCGTTCGGGCCGGGGTACTCCGCCTTGGAGTAGCCCGCCTGCGCGACGGACAGACCCATCTCGGCGACTGCGGACACGATGCGCTGCATCCTGTCCTCTGACACCCTGTCGCGCAGCGACTCAAGGTTCCTCACGGTGGCCGCGACGCCAGATATGGACATGCGGCTAGCCATCCTGCCTCACCCGGCTTACGGCTATCGAGGTCGAGTTGAGCGACTTCGAGACGCGCGTCACCGCGTAGTCCGCCGTGACGTTCGCGGGGTCGAACTCCTCTGGCGGCTTCACGTCCACGAACAGCAGGGCGTGCTCGTCCACCGGGCAGTCCGTGCCCGCGACCTGCAGCACCTTGTCGTACCTGATGCCTATGCCGAACTGCTCCTGCGTGGCGTCCCCGCTCGCCGCCGTGACGTTCGCCATGAGCGCCACGGGGGACGAGTACGTGATCGCGGTCTCGCCCGTGTCGTAGCCGTCCTGGTCGAGGATGGGGTTGCGCCCCTGGTAGAGGCAGTACCAGACCTTGCGCCTGTTGCGTGCCAGGAGCCTCATTGCCCGCCGCCTATCGCGCGGGCGTGCGGCACGACCTCTGAGAGCAGCCTTTCGCCGTCCTCGTAGGTGCGCTGCACGCCGTTCTCGTTGTGGGCCGACTCGCCCTCTGCGCCCCTTCTCGCCCACATCGCCACGGCGAGTCTCACAGAGAGGCCGTCGTAGCGGGCGGGGAACCCGATCGCCGTGCGGTCGGACACGAGCGGGTAGGAGCGCTGCATGATGGCATCCTTGGCAAGCGCGAGGTACGTCTTCGGCAGGTCGGGGTTGGCCTCTAGGTCGGGGTCGTCCGCCCCGATGATCGCGGTGATGGCCGCGACCTTCTCCTCGTCGGTCACTGGCCGTCACCTCCTTGCCTAGGCGCCCGCGCCGATGGTCAGCTTGACGGCCTTGGTCTCGTCCGTGAGGGCCACGATGTAGCTCTGGCGGGCGAAGATGTTGTTGATGCGCTTGTTGGCGTCGTCGGAGGAGCGGGAGCCCTTCTGGGACGCCTCGATCTCCACAGCGGCCTTCACGAAGTCGGTGACTGCGGCCTTGGTGAAGAGGAACAGGCTGGTCTTGTAGGCCGTGGCGTCCATGAGCTTGCTGTAGTAGACGTTGGTGCCCGAGATGGTGCCGACGTAGCCCTTGCGGACGTATGCCTCGACGTACTGCAGCTCGTCCTTGCAAGACTTGCGCAGGGCCTTGAGGAGGTCCTTGCCGACCAGGATGTTCGTCTGTGCGGCGACGGCCTGTTCCACGTCGGACGCGGCGCCCTCGTCAGAGCCGATGGTGGTGGTGGTGTCGAGCGAGATGAGCGACTGGGCGTCTACCACGGCGTCGAAGTCGAGCGCGGTGGCCTTGAGCGTGTTGGTGGTCTTGGCGAGCTCTGCGTAGAACTCGTCGTTGAACTTGTTGTAGAGCGTCACGCCGAGGTGGGAGATGCCAGCGGCGACCTCCTCGGGGGTGCGGCGCAGGCGCTCGTCGGTGTACTGGAACCAAGCCTGGGCGGTCTTGACCTCGTACTCCTTCTCGGCGACGCCAACGGACACCTGGGCGGTGTTGCCCTTGCCCTCGGCCACGTCCTCGGCTGCGCCCGAGGCGGTGATCACGCCGATGGAGATCTTGTCGCCGGTGTCTCCTTCGAGGGTGGTGTCGATGGTCACGAACTGCTGGGCGTTGAGCGCGGAGTTGCGGGTGTTGGCGACCTCGGTCTCGATGAACTCCTGGGTGAAGCCGGTTACGTTGCCATAGGTATCTGTAGTGCGGGGCATTTAGCCCTCCTTTACTTCATGAGCTTCTTGTACTCTTCGGGATGAGTTGCGGCGTAGGCGGCGCGGGCGTAGGGAGTCATGGCGAGGAGCTTCTTCTTCGTCATGTCCACGCCACCGTCCGGGGTCTTGTTGCCAGCGGGCGGCTCAATTGACTTCTGCGCGAACCCGGCCCTGAGCTTGGTGTCGTGGTCCTCGAGGAACTTGGCTGCGTTGCCGAACAGGGTCTCCATGTCGCCGTCGGCGAGCGCGGTGGCGCTGGACGCGGCCAGCTCGGCGTCGTAGCCCTGGCCGATGAGGCGGGAGCTGTAGTCGGCGATCGTCTTGTCGCGCTGCAGCTGCTTGAGCTGCGCGGCCATCTGTTCGATCTGCTTCTCTGCCTCGGTCTGAGTCTGGGCGCCCGTCGCCTGCGCGTCCTTGAGCTGCCGCTTGAACTCTGCGGCCTCCGAGTTCGCCTTGGACACGGCGTCCTTGTAGCGCTTGGCCTCGTCGTTCGCCTTAGCCAGCGCGTCGGCGTGGTCGTCGTACTCGAACGACTCGAGCGCGGCGAGCTTGTCCTCGGCGGACATGTCGGCATAGCCCTCGATTGCGGAGGTATCGATCTTCGCCATTTCGTGCTCCTATTCCGTTGTGCGTTTGGTTTTCGGCGCTTCACTGCGCCACACGTGCGTTTAGCTTGTAAAAAAGGGCGCGGTTCACTCCGCGCCCTGCGTTTTTCGGCCTTCACTGGCCATACTCGCTACAATAGGAATTTTACATCAAACAAGTGACTTTATCCAATATTCAGCAGATTTTATGCATCACCTGGCAGGCGAGTACCAGCAGCGGCAGTTCGGGTGCTCCGGGAGTCTCGGGGCGCGGTCGACGCGGTACGTCCGCCCGTCCCTGGGAAGGCACGTGCCGCACGCGCGCGAGTCCTCGACGGCGTTGTACCTGACGCGCGTCACCCCCGCGTCCACCATGGCCGCCGCCATGCCGAGCACCGTGGCGTCGTCGGCTCCCTGCCCCATCATGCGGACGGCGGAGTTCCTGGACGCCACCATGGCCGACGCGGCGGCACCGTTGCCGTGGGCCCTCTGCTCGGCGGCCACAGACTCGAACGACCTCGCCCTGCGCCGCTCCCACTCGTTTTGCGGCACGAAGCCCTCCGGGAGGGCGTAGGAGGCCACGTAGGCCCCTATCGCGTCGGACGCGGACGGTTGTCCCGCATGCGGGAGGAAGAGGGCGTAGGCGCGTCCGTATGCCGTCTCAAGGCACCCCCTGTAGAGCGGCCACGAGTCGTCCCAGCACCCGTAAACGATCTCCATCATCGCGTAGAGGTCGCTGGCCTGGGAGAGCGCCGAGCGGGCGCGGGAGAACCTGCGGACGACCCGCCGCGCGTATGCCGCGACGGCGGAATCCGTCCCCGCGAACGGGCTCAGGGTGCCGTCCACCGCCATGGGGTTGAGGTCGTCGAACGAGAGCGCGGCGACCATGCGCTACTCCCCCGCCTGCTGTGCGGCGCCGTCCGGCTCCGCCTGTGCGCCCTGCTGCTGGGGCTGCTGCGCGCCCTGCTGCTGGTCCGCCGTGACGCCGAGCGCGTCCGCCACGTCCGAGTCCTCCTGGGCGTCGTGCCACGCCTTGGCCCGCAGGAACTCGCGGTGCGGGTCCGGGAACATGTTGCAGTGCTCGAACGCCTGCTCCGGGCTCACCCAGTCGGTCGAGAGCATCTTCACGAGGTTGTCCACGTTTGACGTGTCGTTGGTGTAGTTGCGCCTCGGGAAGCGGATGCCCACGTCGCCACGGGCTAGCGAGAGGCCGCACGCGGTGTCGCAGAAGTCTATCGCCATGTCGAGGAACGAGCGCTCCGAGCGCTTGAACCACGTCTCGGTGCGGCAGGCGACCGCCTCGGCGGCGCTCCACCCGTCACGCAGGATCACCGCCGCGCCGGTGTCGGAGGTGTTGTAGCCGCTCTTCGGGTTCGGCATGCCGCACACCTTGAGCGCCGCGTCGTAGAGGGAGTCCACGAGCGTCTGGCTCTGCGCCTGGTCGAGCGTGACCGAGATGTATCCGGCGTCCCCGTCCGGGGGCAGCTGCAGGCCGCCGTTCTCGCGGACCTTGCGGAAGAACTCGCCGGCCTCCTCGTCCGTGCCGAGGTCGATGCCCTTGAGCGTGAGGATGGCCTGGACCACCTGCTCCACCCCGTCCACGCGGTTGCTCTGGACGGTGTTGATGGCGTCGAGGACCGGGACAACCGGCTCGAAGTCGCCCTCGCGGCTGATGCCGTGCGGGTACTCGACGATCGGCACGCGCCCGAGGAGGTGCGTCCCGGAGGTCACGTTGCCGTCCTTGTCCACGACGAACTGGGAGGTGTCGGTATAGCAGTAGTACGTCCTGTTGTCGTCGGAGTCGACGACGTAGGTGACGCCGAGCATGGGCCTGTGCGAGAGCCTGCTTGAGTAGACCACGAACGTGTAGCGCGGGTCCGGCACGAAGATGTCGAACGGCGACTCGTCCGGGTCGTCGCCCATGTCCGCCTGGTCCTTGGGGCTGAGCATGCGGTAGGCGGTGCCGCAGACGGACTGCCAGAACGCAACCTCAAGGTCGGACGCCTCCTTGCCGGCGGACTCCATCCACTTGCAGAGCGAGCCCAGGTCTGAGTTGTCCACGGTCTCGGCGTCGTCGTCCGCCGCCATGTCCACGTACTGGATGGGGGCGCTGAGCAGGTAGCCCGTCTTGAAGTCGGATATCTCGCGGGCGCGGTTCTCGACGATCCTGTTGCAGATGTCGTTGTTGTACGTCTTCTCGCGGTCGAGCACCGGCTGCTTGCCGCGGTAGTACGAGTAGAGGTAGTCGATGTCGTCCGCGTTCGAGTCGTGGGTGGACCTCGCCTTCTCCAGGACCTCGGAGACGTTCTGCGCGGTCACCTCCTCCGCGTCGGTGTAGATCACGGTCCTGCCGTGCAGCTCGCGCGAGTCAGTTGACAAAATGTGCCTCCGTGGGGTCGTGAGGCCGCGTCTGCGGCCATGTCTTGGTTGTAATCGGCTCGTTGCACGTAGACGCGCCAGATTGGCCGCAGAACGCCTTAGAACGGCCTGCGGAACACGCGGGCCTCGGTGCGGTCGAAGCGGTAGACCATGCCCGCCGCCATGGCGAGCGAGTCCGGCGCGTCGTCGTGGGCCACCTTGCCCTGGCTGGTGAACGCGCACACCTGCCGCATGAAGCGCTCGTAGGCGTCGTCCCTCGCGTCGCGCGAGAGGAAGACGAAGTGCTGGCGTATGTCCGGGGCCCTCCCGTGGATCCTCACGTCCTTGGACACGCCGGGGGGCGCCGGCTGCGTGGTGACCGTGGTCCTCACGCCCATGCGCCTGAGCACGCGCCTGAACTCGTCCACGTAGCTGGCGAGCGTCCTGTTGGCCTCGAACTGGATCTGCTCGGCGCCCCAGCGCCTCGCGGCCTCGGCGAGCATCGGCATGGTCACGTCCTTCTCGGCGTCCGAGAAGACCACGGCGGGCACGTACACGTCCTCGCCCGTGTCCACGCAGACCGGGGCCGCCGTGTAGTCGCCGCCGCCGAACGCGGGGTCCACGGCCATGAAGACGCGCCCCTTGGGCACCTCGCCGTCGAACTCCCTGAGCGACGCCGCGTCGAAGAGGGCGCCCTGGCGCTCCACCGGCTGCTGCTGGTACATCGCGAGCCACGACGCCATGTCGTCCTGCCGCTCGAACTGGGCCCTCACCCGCTGGTAGTCCTCGCTCGAGAAGCCCACGCCGTACGGCATGACGAAGTTCGAGTGGTCGGCCTCGTCCAGCGCGGGCACCACCACGCTCCTGTGGCGCACCCCGGAGAACCTGGGGTCGCGCTCGAGCGTCTCCTGCCGGGTGCCTATGGGGTCGCGCACGGACCACCTGGTTCCCACCCAGACCACGGCGCACCCCTGCTTGCGCCTCGACAGCCAGTCGTTCGCCACCTTGGCGTTCAGCTTCTCCATGCGGGCGTCGTTGATAGCCTCCTCGTAGCCGGAGCAGAGGTCGTCGCCGACCATGACGCCCGACGCGTCGCACGCGCCGTTCAGGGTGCCGTCGATGGAGCGGCACGTGAGCGTGGCGTACTTGCGCCGCCTGCCCACGCATATGGTCTCGTCGTTGGCGTCGGTCGACACCACCGGCGCGGTCGGGAACACGTCCTGCCACCGGTAGGTGTACGGGTCGCGCATGACCTCCAGGAGGCCGTTGTAGAACGCCTTGGTGACCGGGGACGAGTAGGAGCTGTAGAGGTTCGAGCGCTCCGGGCGCATGCCAGCCACCCACGTGCAGAACATGGTCACGATGCCGGACTTTCCGACGCGCGGCGGCATCGAGAGGAAAAGCTCGTCCAGCCTGCCGTCCGCTATGTCCTGCAGCGCCTGCGCCACCGGGTCCAACGCCACACGGCGCGGCATCCAGAAGCACTCCTCCGGGGGCCTGTCAAGCTCCAGGTACTGCATGTAGCTTCGAAAGTCCGACCGCGCGAGGAAGCGCAGCGAGCGGCGCCACACCTCGTACCACCGGTCGGAGTCGGCCCTCGCCGGGTCCACGAGCGCCGCCGCGAACGACTCAAGGGCGCGGGCGGACTCCACGGCCTCGGGGTCCCTCGGGTCCGCCGCGTCAGTCAGGCAGAGCGCGTCTTCTGCGGCCCCCGCGTCCCCCCCGAGCGCGAGCGGGAGAACCCTGCTCGACAAGACCGACCTTCGCATACCTGGCCTCCACCTCCTCCGGGGACGCCTGCGCGACCTCGCCGGAAACCCTCACGTCCTGCTGGTCGCGGTACCCGAACCAGTTCTTCGCCTGGAAGATGTAGACGGCCATGGGGATCCTGCCGTCCTGCGCCATCTGGGCGCTCATGGACTCCACCGCGCGGTACGCCATGATGAGCGGCGTGGTGGGGCACCTCGCCATCTCCTCCGGCGTCCTGCCGAGCGCCAGCGCCAGCCCCGGCACGGTCGGGTTCATCGACTCCCGCTCGCAGAGCGCGAGGTACGCGCCGCACCGCTCCTCGACCGCCTGCGGGTCCGATAGCCTCACCTGGTCCCTGCCCATGTCCATGAGCTCCGACGTGTGCCGCGCGTAGTCCTCGCGCGCCGGCCCGTCCGCCGTCCTCGGCCTCGCCACCGCCGCCACCTCCCGCGTTTTATTTTTGCTTTTCGTGCCATCGGTCCCGCCGCGCCGCCATCCGCGCGGCGCGCGCCCATCGCGCGTGGCACACCACGTACCTTTTTGGCCGTTCTGTTTCTGCTTTTGCTGCCTTCACCGCGCGCCGGGACTCCTGGCGGACCTGCCCGGACCGGTCCAGTCGCTCCGGGCGCGCATTGTTCGGCGCGTTTCGCCAGCTAGCAGGCTGTTTTCCCGCTCTTTCCCGAATCGTTCCGGAACCGCACCGGGCCGCAACGGCACCGACCGGCGGCGGAGCGTAGCGCAAGTGCAGCGCACGCCCGCCGTTAGGTGCCCACCGTTAGGTGGGTAGTACTTATCTCTCCTTTATATATACGAAATCGGTCCGGTCCACCCCCTCTGACCTGCGGTTTTAAATGTTACCGGAACTCTAACATAATTCCGGTCGAACCGAGGTCGGATTTGGCGGTCTACCTGCGGAAACGCTCTCGTTTAGGGAAATCGTTAAGTACTTAGCGGAACGATTGGAACTGTCGGACCGTTCCGGTCGTTCCGGTCGGTCGGTCCGTCCGCCCGTCCGCGCGCGCCCTTGGCGCACGGCTCTCGTGGGAACCTCAGCGGGCGCATATTCTCGGGCGTTTATGCAATCTTGACGTTGCGATTGTATCACACATGGTCTATCGTGGTGACATTTTGTGCACGGCGCCGCGTCACGTGGCGTGTCGCGTGGATGGCCCCGCGCGCAGGCATCGGTCGGAGTGTGGGGAGCGCCCTTTTTGGAAATTTTCTGGTAGCGTGGGCACCCCCGCGCCTCCTGATCCTCCATACCCCGCCCCCACCCCGCCACACACCGAACGGATGGAACGCGACGCT